GCCCACAGGTCTTTGGTTCGACCTGCTACCAGAGTCTGTTGCCAGATTGGAGGGCGGTTGGAGGTTTAGCATCATTACCTGGCTGAAACCAGGAGGTGTTTTCCTTCACCTGAGGGGGGGGCTCTAGTCGCTCGTGAGGAGGCCTCCGGACGGGCTGCTGAGCCGGACGGAGCCGCGGATGGTGACATTCACGAGGCTAGTGTTGGCGGTGCCCCCGTTGGCGTAAATGGTGTACGAGAGGCGGGGCCCGTCTATGTATGTCACGGCCGACTTGATGATGGAGTTGATGCGGCTCAGGTCGGCGGGGATGATGGTTGTGGATCCCATGGCCACGGGGCCTCCCAGTGTGAGATAGCGGCCACCATAATACTCCTGCTCGTTCGTGGTGGCCGGGGTGATGTCAGCCACGGTCCAGACAACGCTGACCGAGACGGGCTTGGAGAATGCGTTCCAGGTGGGCGCGAACTCCACTTCTGCATGGAGGAGCTTGGCGTGGCGGTAAAGGCTGGTGAGCTTCACCAGTCGTCCGGCTGCCGCGAGGGTGTGGCTGACGAAGACGTTCTTTTCTCCCGCGTAGGATCCGACGACCCATTGGAACGGGACGTCGACGTGGACCGGCGCCTGGGTTTCGAGAACGCGAGGAGGAGCAGGAAGAGAAGGCTGGCGATCAACACGGTCGTCGCGATCTGGAGCCGGTCCCACTTTTGTGGCATCGAGGGCCATGGACGTCTGGCCGGAGGTGTTAGAGATGGCGCCTGACAGGGGGAGGAGAAGCTGGTGGTTTTCTGCGCGAGTCATGCAGCCGCCTCGGAGGGGTAGTTGAATGCTCGATTGGAACGTTTGGAGCAATTCACCCTGTAGCTGGCTCACTTGGGGGTCCTCAGGCATGGAGCGGGCTTGGCGACCTGAGTGGAGGATTTGCCGGCGGTGGTTGACGCTGAGGAGGGCGTAAACTGCGTGAGTGGCCCATTTGATGTGTTGGAAGGCGGCTTGGAGCACAGGTTCGGGGACCTCCCCGATCTTGAGGCATAGCTTGAGCTCGGGCTTTGCGTGGCGACAGAAGAAGTCGAAGCAGGCGCTTTGGTATTTGACCACTTCAACTGGGAGGACGGTCCAGAGGGCATCGCCGAGAGAGTGGCCGACTGAGAACTCCGTGAGATAGGCCACGATCTTATCTCGGATGGAGGCGTCGTCAACAGCTATCATGAGCTTCGCGAAGAGGGCCACGGGCGACCTCACGCAGCCGGCGGGACCGACGTAGTAGCCGCAAAAGGTGGCGTAGCGTCCTCTCTCCTTCTTGAAACGAAGGGCGAGGAGCTCGCGGAGTGCTGGCCATTCGTCCCGCACGGGGGGCTCCTGATCTAGCAGGGAGTCGTCTCCCGAGACCATGCAGGGGGTGGAGCCGACCGCATACTCCAGGTGGATGACAGCCAGGTTGTAGTCGGTGTTGTCATCGTACGTCCCTGGCTCCCCAGTGAGGCGCATGCAGGTGAGGGGACCGAACTGAGTTTCCACGTTGGTCTTGAGGTGGACGTGGAGGTCAATGAGATGCTTCGGGATGTTTAGTCGCTCCATCTTTTTGCGCTCGAGGACCACGGCCTCACCGTGCTGTGATTGGTCGAAGGCGGTGTAGTCGTTGGCCAGATGCTCGCGCGAGGACAAGTGCTCCTGGCACCATTTGGACATTTGGAAAGGCGTGTGCCCGGCGTGGACGTACAGATGGTTGGGGCGGTCCGCCTCGTCGAAGATGCGCTGGTACTTCTTCACGGGGCCGAGGAGAAGGACGACAGCGTCGTGCATCAGCGCGAGCGTTTGGCAAGCCTTCCAGGATCCAAAGATGGACCCTTCGTTGACCTTGTGCTGGGCCTTTGCGAAAATGCGCACAGCCGTCCAACGCCAGTCCGGATCGGATCTGGAAGCGTTGGCCATGATCACCGCTTGGGTTTTGGAGGTCAGCTGGGCGAACTCGTTGAGGTTGATGCACTCGATGAAGAGTGTCTCGTTGAAGGGCACGTCCACGTGAGGGTGTCGTCGGTAGGCCCGGCACAGGGACTCATAGAGCAGCGACCCTAGGAGTTCATCTTTGGGCGTGATCACGTAGGGCCTGGCTGTGGGGCGAAACCTCAGACGCTTGGCGATGGAAGCAGCCAGCAGGGTTGAGTCCTGCTTTGGGGCGTGGATAGCGGCCAAGAGGTTGGACGGCTGCGCGCTCAGCTCGAATGGTCGATTGAGGTGGGGAAACTGGGAGCTCATTTCGCCTCGGAAGAAGATTTCCCTGGTTTCGGGATCGTGGGCAGGAAGGAAATGAGCTGCCAGCGCTTCGAAGCTCTCTCCAGGATAGATGGGCTCGATGGCCGTGGCCGAGTGGTCGGGAGCGGTGGGCCGATCAGCGTTCTCGGGCTTCGCAGACGGGATGTCGAGATGGAGCGGCCGTCTGGTCTCCGGGAGAAAGTGAGTGGAGACTTGGGGGGCGTTGGATTCGCCGAGGCCCAGGAAGGGGGCGCTGAGGTCGATGATGACGTCGCCCTGGTAATCCGGCTTGAGTGGAGGAGCGTCTCGTGGGCGAATCGGGGCCGCACCCGCCAACAGAACCTTGCGGCTTTTCATTGGGGCTGAGAGGCTGACACAGTTCGGGAGAAGGTCCCCAAAAACGCCTTTGAGGTCGATTGGCGAGTTGCGCGCCACGGCCGAGAAGATGTAGTTGGCCTGGGATGTGCCGTCAAGGATGCTGGCGTCCCCGGTGAAAGTGATTCCGCGCCGGGATCTGGTCACAGCCACCAAGGAGTGTTGATGTGAGAGGAGCCTCGAGTTTTTGTCGAGGTGAATGACAGCCGGGCGGTCGTAGGTGGACCCTTGGCTTGACGCTATGGTGACTGAGTCGTAGCCGAGCTGCTGCAAAGTGGTGGCCGTGGTTCGTGCGTTGGCCAGCACCTTCCTCGCCTGGGGGAAGCCTTTGGAGTACGAGACGAAGCCTTCGTGCTCGCTGGTGGTTGGAATGTTGAAGATGCGGGCTATGCGCCGAGGAAGCCTTCGAGTCCAAGCGCAGTACACGTCGATGTAAGGTCGGAGGCGGTCGACCTCGGAGGAGAGGCGGTGATTGCTCGATGAGGCGTGTGTGGAGTGATACTCGCCTTGGAGGGGGTCGCCGAGCAAGATGACGAAGTCGATGTTAGAATCGGCATGAAGGGCAAGGTCGAGGTACCCGCGAGGCATCTTGTAAATCTCGTCGATGACGAGCACTCGAGCGCTCTTCAACAAAGAGCTCTCCCACGTCCCGACGCGCCAGCGATCCATTGGCTTGGATTGGAGAAGGTCTTTCCACTCGGCCCGAAGTTCGACGGTTGGGACTGCCACTTTGTGGTTGTGGAAGGCGGGGGAATTCAGCAGGCCGGCGATAGGCCAAGACTTGCCGCAGCCTGCGAAACCAGCTATATGGACGAGTTTCAGAGAGCGTGGCTGAGCCACGTCCATGACGCCGTCGAGGGCCACGATCCGGTCCCGAGCTGTGTTTGGGTGGGCGGGGTCAATGTTGGCGAGGACGCCGTCGAAGCCGTTTTTCATGTTGCTGATGAGGTTCTTGGCGCGGCTTGGGTCGGTGGTGTACTGGTGGACTTTAAGGAAGGGGAGGAGGGACCCGTCCTTGGCTCTGAAAGCTTTGATGAAGGATTCCAAGTCGCGCGCTCCGCCGTTGACCTTTGGGAGCAGGGTTGGAGCCAGCTCAGTCGTGGGTCTGATGAAGGAGAAATGGCCTGGATTGCCCGCGGTGTGATGGATGTGGAAGTGGGAGGTGGCGTCGTTGACGCCGAGGGTGACTTCCCCGGCCGCGGTGTGGAATGTAGCTCGAAGCCGATAGATGCGGGCCAGGACCACAAAGTGGTCTGTTGTGAGCCCGCCTTTCCGGATGTCATCTCCTTGGAGCTGGCTGTCCGGGAGCTGGGAGCAAAGGCACTCCCAGAGGGCTTGAGTTTGGAGTCCAGTGGCTTCGGCGACGGCCACCAGCAAGCAGTCGACGCCAGTGGGGTATGGGGCGGAGGACAGGGCCGAGTTGCGGGCGCGGCTGAGGAACTTAGCGGACAGCTCTGTGTAGCAGTCCGGATAAAGCTCGTCGTAGGGCATGGCGGGGCCTGCTGCGCTGGGGTCCTTTTCGAGCTCGCTGCGTTCAGGATCGATTTCGGGCAAGGCGGGGGGTGCAGGGTCTGATACCATGGCAGTCTTCTCATCCACCACCGGCTCACGAGGAGGTTCCGCGGGAGAAGTTTCGCGGATTTCCGGGGAGCAAGGGTCTGGGGCTGGAGCCGTCTCGGGCGTTGGGGGGGTGGATGACGGGGGGGAGCTCTCGGTGCCGGAGTCCTTTTGAACGGGGCTGGAGGCTGGACTGTCTGCTGGGGATGGCGGAGAAGGGGTGGCAGGAGGAGCCGTCTCGAGCGGAAGGAAGGCTCGACGGCCGCATGAAATGGGGCCTCGGAGTAGCCGCAACTGCCAGGGGTCGGGATGGAATGTGGCTTGGTATCGGTCGTGGAGAGCCTGAGGGGAGTCGGGGCCTAGGCACCAGCGGATGGCTAGAGCTATGGCGGGCACGGCCGCCAGGCCAATGGCCGCGTACGTCCAGTAGCGATGGAGGGGGCGGTGCGGGAGGTACCGAGCCAGCCAGCGGGAGCGACCTAGGTCGGCGGCGGCGCGATGAAGCACTTTGGTCTCGAAGACGGTGCCTGGCCAAAGAGTCCAACCGGTGCAAGGCGCATGTGTGCGGAGCCTGAACCAGGTGGTGGCCGGTTTCCAGATGGAAAAGTGCCGTGGTGCGCGGCCGATCAGAGTCCAACCGGCTATGGTGAGCTCGTCGATGTGTCGGTGGGCGAGGTGGCCGAGCGCGGACACGCTGGCTGCAGCGGCTAGAGAGGCGGCTGGGGTGGCAAGGCTAAGGAGAGCGAGATGGTGGTTGCGAACCCAGTGATGCAGCCTCGCGAACAGGCTTTGGAACATCGGGTGCGTGGTGCCTGACCGGACGCCTGCGGTGAGAAGGGCGAAGTGGGCCAGGTTGTCCCAAGCGGCAGAGGTTACCCAGCGATATTCGGGTTTCGAGCACTGGGTGCGAACGAAACCTGCGGGGTCGGTGACACGGAGCGTGCGGACGGCTCGCACGTATACGAAAAGCTCGTGGTACACCTTGCTTGGAACGAGTCGGTGGCGCGGATCTTGGGAGAGAGAAGCGGGCTCAGGGAGTAGGATGGCGTCGGGGCCCGTGAAGCTGACGCTGTCGTATTCAGAGTGATGGGGTGGGATGCCGCGCTGTATCAAGAGAGAGTGCACTGGGCCCCAGGAGTCGAGCCTTGAGACGGTCAAGACGACACCCGGCCCTCGGATGGTGGTAGTCTTGAGCCATTGGAGGGCTGATGTGGGCTGCGTATAGTTGTGCGCTGCATTGGCTTCAAGCTCGTACACAAGGTTGGACCCTTCGATCCGGTAGCGGTAGAGGTCCGGATTCAAGCTTAAGTGGGTGAAGTCGCTCTCCGGCGGGACCACTAGACTTGCGTAGACCTTTTGCAATTGCGGTTTTTGCAGGAAGAGGTCCACGATTTGCTCGGGGTCGAAGTACATAAGCGCGTCATGCATAAACAGCGTTTCACAGCAGGGGAGCTCGTGTGAGGTGGAGGGGTAGCGGGTGGTGTCCTTAGCCACAAGCCGATAGTTGTAAAGCCGGTGGAAGTTTGGCTGCTCGCGCTGCAGCTTGTTGAACTTGCTCGGCTTCATGAACATGACGTCGGATGGGGTGGAGGCTAGATGAGACCAGGTTTGGTGCAGAAGATGGGTTTCGATGGTCTTGTGCACAGGATGAGGGTGGGCTTTGAAACCGAAACCGGTGGTGTCGATGCCGGCTCTTTGAAGGAAAGGGACATGCTCTTGTGGGATGCTCCAGGGATATCTCACAAGAGAAGAGCGGAAGGAGGGGGCCAGACTCTCTAGGAGAGGGGCCGTGATAGTGTCGCGGTGGATGGTGGGCGTTAGAGCCGCCACCGCGTCGGCGAAACCAGCTCCGCGCAGAATGGTTCGACGCCAGATAGGGGTGCCCGTGGGGCCCTGATCGGACGTAGAAGCCATTTGGTGAAGTTGGCTGAGGGGGGGGGTGACGAGTCAGTTGCTCGAGGAGTCTGACTTTAAAACTGCAGCGGTGTCAAGCGCTGAGAGTTTG